ATCCCTTTCCGATACCGACTTCTGAGTCGCAGGGTTTGATAGAAGATTCGTTGCTTCTGTAATCCTAGTCGCTTCTTCTGGAGTAGAAGGATTCAGAATGTCCGGGGATATCTTTCTTCCAAGGCCGATCTCTGATTCCATCTTGATCAGAGCAGACTCCAAGGCCATCGTCTTCCACTGCTGAGCACCCGCAGCAGTCGAGATGTTGATACCCGATCCTGTCGCTACCCCCGCCGCTTCAGCCGCAGCAGAGTTCAGAATCCGCTTTAGATTGTCTACGGTCAGCAGAGCACCTTCTTGCTCTCCTAACTTCAACTGGCCGACAATCTGCGTAAGCTCTTGTGCGCCCCCGGTAAAGAACTCTTCTATAGTTTCTTTAGGAACAGCCTTAACAGCCGTTACAACCGATTGCTTCAACGCCTGATCTGCAACCTGCTTGAACACATTGTTGCGGATTGCGCTACCTACGGGGCCAAAGAAAGAGTCCAATGCACCTACGGTCATGCCCGTAAGTAACGATGTGCCCCCAGTCCTCTCTAGGTAATCAACTACGAACCTTCCTTGTTGCTCCGGAGGAAGGTCTTTGATCGCTTTTTGTAGGTACTCAAACCTGTTTGTTAGAGCCTCTGATGTCCCTAACGTAGCACCAACAGCTAAAGCCCCGGCGGGACCTGCAACCAACGCCCCAAGGATAGATGCGGCAATAGATGGCCCACCAGCACCTACGTTAAACGCAAGCCAATCACCGAAGTCCTTTGCAAGATCACCGATGTTCTCTGTACGAATATCAGTGAAGTTCGGGATGTTGGGCTTGTACTGCTCCATGTCCTTACGAAACGCTTCGTAGAGACGAATGCCTTCTCTCGCACCAGAAACAGAGTTCTCTATGTTGGCTTGTTGCTCCTGCCTCATTTCTAACCTTCTCTCAGGAGAAGCATTAGCGTATTGAGACAACAACCTCATTCCATAGATAGACCCCTGAACCGGCTTGACAGCTTCATTCAGCTTCCCATCATCAATTAGGTCAAACCTTTGTAGAGCCGTTTGTGCCTTCTCGACGTTCCAAGCATCCGATTGAAGAGAAAGCAGTATCGGAGCGCCTTTGGTGATGTTTTCTACTGCTGATACCAAACCCTTCCCATACTGCGTCAAGTCTTGTTGAGTTCCTAACGGAGTAGGAATGTTGGGGTCAAAGTCCCATGGATTGTTAACAACAAGCTCGGCAGCTAACTTTAGAGTCGTCGGATCTCGGTCCTCAAACAACTTCGCAAGTTGATCAAAAACCTGATCTGAAATCTGTTCTCTGGTTTGTTCTTGATTGATAAGTTCGTCAGAAACAAGTTCTCTGCGAATAGTAATCGGAGAGGTCTCTGTAGGAACCGATTCAATAGTCGGGGGAGCAAATTGACCGGGCGAAAAGGTGGGGAATAAGTCGCCTATCGTGCTTGGACGATCACTTGACGCCGGGAACCCTTGATAACCCATTGCTTCCGGGTCTGTTGGGAAGGACAGGTTGTCTCTGATTATTGCGGGACCAAGGTCTCCTGCGGGAGATACCTGCGCGGGTCCCATGAACGAAGAGTAAGTCGGCTGAATAACGTCTGCCGGAGCAGCAGGCAACCCTCCTGTAACTTGACCAAAGTCCTCGGGTTGAGCAGCAGGTGTTCCTCCGGTGAACTCATCTGCACCTACCGGAGCTAAGGGGGTAGGTTTTTTGATAGCAGCAGTCAGTTCATTGTTGGTGTTACTGATTGCCGCATTGATCAGTTCTTGATTTAAAGGCTTCCCAGTTAACTGCGACGACAACGTAGTAACAATCAGACTTTTCTGTCCCGGCGTCAACTCCGGGAACTTCTTACCGTCAACTTCTACCTTGTTGGCACCGTAAGTAATTGCACCTTGCAGAGCAGCATTGGACAGCTTTGCTGACAAGTCCCCTTCAGTATTCAGAGCAGCGTTTATAGAGTCCGCTACAGCAGATTTAATCTTTGGGTCTTTGATCTCATCAAAACCGGGGACTTGAGCAGAAGCAAGATTAAACAAACCTCCTACAGCGGCGTTTCCAATCGCTTTCTCTACATCCTCTCCCATGACAGCAGCACGAGCACCCGCTGACCCAATGTTAGCTAGGAAGTTCTGCCCAGCAGAAGACTCAAAGATTCCAGAGGCTGCACTAGCAAGCTCATTAGCTACTACAGCACCCACCCCTGTTCCAATAGCAGATACCAACCCCTTCTTAATATCTCCCGTTAACGCGCTCGTTAATACAAAAGAACCAATCCCTGCCGCTACTGACGCAGGTACAGCTACTCCTGCCGCGCCAGCGACAAAATTTCCAATTGCCGCTCCCATTCCGGGAATAGCCAGAGAAGCAATTGCTACAAAGGGAGCTAGGTCTTTAAGCTCAAAGTCACTAGACGACAGTGCTGACGAGTAAAAGACCGGCAATCCTTGACTCGTAAACTGCATCTTGTACGCAGTATTCCCGTCTCCTGCGTATGTGCCACTCCATATGTATCCATCTGAAGCGGCATCTCCTGTGTCTGCATACTGATGCTGAGAGTTTGCAGATGACAAGGGACTATAAACGCCATATCCAGTATCTTTAGGATCGTTTACTCGCTCTTGAAGTTTTGTTAAATAGTTGTTCCCATAATACTGTTTGTATTGGTTTAGGCTATCTTCACCAACCACAACAGGAATGGTTCTAACAACATTGCCGTTTTCATCAAAAACTTTCTTTGGGACAATCTGATCCATGGACTTGACGCCACGGTTCAACAGATCCGCAGCAAGATGCTTACTAAACGCATCTATACCGCCATAAGCTCCAATTGCCCCGCCTTGGTAATACTTGGATGTATCAAGGTTGTTTCTTTGGCCGCTTATCTGATTCGTAAGATTGTCTAGGTAAACCTTTCTGTAACTCTTGCCGTTTACATTTTCAAACGCTTGGGGGATCACTCCGGCTGTATTCAGAAACCATTGCGTATTGACTTGGTTCCCATTTTTGTCAACCAAGGGTGTTGCGGCAAACTTATAAAACTGCAACTTGGCCGCTAAGTTTTCTTCATTCGGGAACAGGTCTTTTAACAACCCGTCCCGAGCAGCCCAGTATGCGTTGTTAAAAATAGGAAGAAATACCTCGTCTTCAATGTCATATACACCGTTGCCGGTCACATCGGTGTAGTTTCTAGGGTTTAAAGAAGCTGGCGCTACAACAGCAGGACTGCCGTATCCTGCTCTCCAATCAGCGTAATCTTCTCTGGTGGGGCCGTATACAACGTCAACCATGTTACGTCCTCGGATTCACTGCTGACAGAAGAGCAGCAGCCCAATCAAACCAGTCACTGAAGTCATCCGTCTGAGGAATAGCCTCATTCGCAAAGACATCAATAGCTTTCAACGCATTACCCCAGAGCTTCCAATCTGTTTGTTCTGTAGGGATCTCCAGTTGTTGTGCAGAATACTGCTCAACCATCAAAGATGCCCACGACTCAAACGTATGGAATCTGGGATCGTAAACAAGAGGTGATTGGGTACTAGGCATTAGTAACCTCGGACATCACCAAAGTCTGCGTTCAGAATGACTTTACCTAACTGGTAATCTCCACCTGCAACGTTTGATACGAACTTCAATCTAAGCTCTCGACGCTGCTCTTTCATGTCGATCTTGTTCGTATTTGCATCAAACATATAAGGCCCTGTCGTGGAGTCATCACTCTGAGCATAAGGTCTACCAGTGATATACAACTCCATGTCACCTTCTAACAAGAAGTCAGGCTCTACCCTCTCTAACCTGACCCACTTATTCATGCCTTCCATTGCAGGCTGAGAAGGGCCTCCTGCTACCCATCCCAAGTCACTGGTCTCAAAGTACGACTCAATTGCTGACACATTCTGTCCGTCAATCGCGTCCACCCCAACCTCATGTTGGAACATTTGAATGCGATTAGGAGGTAGAGAAAACGTCAAAGATACACTTCCGGTTCCAGTAGCGGCTTGAGACATCTCTATAGCCTGTGCATAGAGAGCACTGACAGGAATCTGAAATCCTGATCCTGTCCCGCCTAAATTGGTGTTGCTGGCAGATAGAACGTCTCCCACCTGATACGCAGCACCCCTCAGAACAATCGAGACAGTGGTTACAGCGCCTCCTGCAACCCCGATATTGGCCGTAGCATTGGCTCCAGAACCGCCAGTCAACGGAACGTTTGTGTACGACCCATTTACATAACCAGAACCGCCTGTAATCGCTCCGAGAGTCTTTATGTTGGAACTCGTGATAGCAACTACCGTAGTTCCCGCAGGGATGTTAGAACCCGATATAACCTGCCTCAGAGCTACCTGAGTGTTATAGGTATCTAGGAACAGGAACTCCGATCCATTGTTTACCGTAAAGGAGGCAGAGAACACTACCGTTTCGGGCAAAGTTTCCCAAGATGCCGCTACTGGGAAAGCAAAGACCTGAGAGAAGTACCCCGCCGATCTACGGGCACCGATGGCTTGTCCTGCGTCATACCAAGTCTGTTCCCGGACGTTATAGATGATAGCGTCCGTACACTCCGTAGCATTACCCCTTGGATAAAACCACCAGATCTCCCCAAAACGAGGAACTTTCGTTACCCAAACCTTCTGTCTCTGACTGTAGTTAAGGTTGTCAAAGAACCAGTTCTGGTTCATTGCGTTAGGTATCTCTTTCACCGTTCCGTTGTACAGAAGGAACCTGTCTACCCCGCACCAGTAATAGATACCGTCATACTCAATGACACTCTGAGACGACATGATCGAAGACTGACTGGAGATAATGTCATATCGCCAGAACGTAGGAACAGCAAAGTTCGCAGTACCCGGAACACCTAAGTTCGTAGGCGCATAGGAGACCCGTATAAGGCTGTCAAGGCTCCAAAAGAGTCCTGAAGGAGAGTTAGATCCACCCCGCACCGGAAGCCCTTGTACGATCTTTCCCGTAGCTACGTTTACAGAGTTCGCATCACTTGAAACCCAGTCGTTCGTATTCCCTGCGGAACAGTTTCTAATTAGACCGTTGTTCCCAAATACAAAGAGGTACGGATGTAACGATACAACTCCACCCGAAACAGATACATTGTTGTTGAACGTAGCTGTAATGGTTGCAGAAGCCGTAGCATTGTTGGACATCGTTACCGTCGTTCCAACTACGGAAACTACGGTGGTGTTCGCAGGAATACCCGCTCCTGTAATCGTCTGGCCAGCTCCGATAAGAGGATTGGATACAGCCAAAGTAAGAGTAGGACTCAGGTTTGTAGTCGTAACGGAATCGGTAAAAACACCTACCTGAGACATACTTGTGCTAGTAATGTTCCCAATAAGGACTGGAGTATCGTTATCTGAGTCTATGGCCGTTAGGTTTTGCCCCGGATGGGCAACGATAGCTTGATACCCATTTCCCCCTACGTCAAAAATCCCATCAAACTGCCACATATTCAACGGAGAGGCAGTAAAGTTAGATAGGGTGAACTCACCTATCCCAGCTCCTACTCCGTTGTCATCAATGGTCAGAACTTCCAAACCATCGTTATACCCAGAGAAGATAGACACAAAAGCGTTCTGAGCATTAACCCAAATACCCCTTGAAGGCCCAAACAACTGATCAGAGATAACTCGATACCCTCGGATCTTACGGGGACGCCCTCTTTGAAACCTTACCCAACGACCATCGTTGTAGAAGATCTTGTCAAAGACCGTTCCATCCCTTTGGATACCGGGCTTGGTATCTAATGCAAAGACTTTCTGCGTCATGTAAACAACCCGCCCGAAATGCCAGTCGTAAAGGTGCCGTTACCAGTGATAGTAAGGCCCGTGGCAGTCAATCCTGATCTTTTAACACCTAGAATTGAAATGCCAAACTCTCCAGAACCGGGCCTGTAGACACCTGTACTGGTTTCAGTAGCAAAGTTCAATGCCGGAGCTGCAACCGTTCCATCTACCAAAGATACGTTAGATGCGCCCGCTGCAATCGTTGAAGCGTTGAAAAGGTTTACTGAGTCACACAGCAAGATAATCTGTTGGCCCGCAGGAACAGTAGCTACCGCACCTCCCGCAACACCCGTTTGGAAGGTAATCTGATAGTTAGATACCCCACCGTCCGTCTGGTTCGTAATGTAGTAGACCTGAATCGTCTCAGGAAGATTGATAGTGACGTTACCCGTAAGAGTCCCGGTGTACTTCTGTACCACATTGGACGCCTCACTAGCGGTCAGCGTATAAGTTCCGTTCGTTACCGCTTTAGTCAACTGCGTAAAGTTGAACTGGGTTGATTTTCCTAAACCTACGGTAAACCACGCAGACCCTGAACTGACAATCATTGCGGAATCAGCAGGCTGCATCACCAAAGACGCAGCGGCATTGATCTGATTGCCCCCAGAAGGGCTTACCGTAAGCGTCCCAGACCCCCCATTCCTTACTAAGAAGAACCAGTCATCCCCAACAGAAGATGCCGTAGGAAGAGTCAGAGTCCCAGAACCGCCCGTCCAGATGTACGTCGAGGCTCTATCAGCATCTACAGCCGTATAGCTAGAAGAAAAGGTACTGACCGAATATGCTTGATTCAAGGTGGAGGCAATTGCCTTCAGACCATATCCCGCTAGCGTCGCTGCATCAGCGTTAGAAGTGCCAACACCGAAAGCAATCAGCCCCCAAGTCCCTCCCGCTGTCCCGTTAGCAGTGATGTAGACGTACTTCGCTTCACCCGCAGCAATCGTGGTGATCGTCGTACCAGAGTTGGTTGCCAACGTAAAGGTGTTAGAACCTACGTTCCTTACTAGCGAATCTTCACCGACGCTCGCTTGATTCGCAGGAGGCATCCTCAGTGTCAGGCTTCCAGTGGTAGCCGTGACATCCATGATCCTCGCTACATAATCGTCCGTAGCATTCCCGTTTACAGGCCATGCAAGGGTCGTATTGGCAGCTAAAGTGACGCTCCGATAGGAGACATCAGTCGGGACAATTACGTCCCCCGGAAAGACGTTTACAAAGCTCATGAATCCCTCACAACGGCTTGACGATCACCAATCCGGGCGACATCCTCAGTCTTTAACACTTCCATGATGGCTTGATACTGCTGTTGCCACATCGGAATCCGTTCGTCGTTCTTCAGGAACGGCATGGCTTGCAGCAAAGACCCATACAACAACGCCTGCGGAGCGTACTGAGTGAACCAATTGGTTTGGTTTGACGAATCTAGCGGCTGGATTCTTTCGTAGTACAGAACCTCATACGCATAGTCGTCCGCAGGAGTCGGCGCAACCAACCAATGATCATAGTTGTAGTCACAGTAATACTCTGGAACGTCCGTCTGAGTAGGGTCCGGCCAGAACTCACGGAGATACTCATACTTTCTCAAAAGGATTGGACGACGATCTCCCGCTACCGTGACATTCATGGATACCGTCTTTCTCCACCTAGCGGGCTTTTGAATGACGGGATCGTTAGTAACCATGTTGGATGACACCACAACAAGGTTTCCGAGAAACTTGATTTCGGACGCAATGACTTGTTCTGCCAGTCCGATAAAGGTAGGAATCTTACTGAGCGTAGCTTGGTCTGTACGCTCTAGGTAGCTTTCGATGTCAGCTACCAAGTTGTTGTAGGTCATTACATAAGACATCACCACACCTTCTTTTTGATCGACTCGGGTTGCGGGACGTACTGTTGACCTCGCCGCATTCCCTCACGCTTTGCTCGTGTCGTTGCGGCGTATTCAGAAGCGGTCAGCTTCTCTCGTGCCTGCCGGGGAAGGTACCTCTCTCCCGTAGCTTCTTTACCCTGCGTAGAGGGCTTTCCAGACCTTGTACCCCAATCCTCTTTAGTCCACTTGGATAACGAATTATCCGCTGTCTTAGGGCCTTTGTAACCCCCTCCAGAAGACTTGTACTTCTGGGTGGCTAACTGAGCCTTCCTAGCTGACCACTGACCCGGCTTACCGCCCTTCCCCGAAGCCTTCACCTGAGAAACTATCCGCTTCCATTTTGAAGGATCAGTCTTGGCGGCGGAGGTCATTTGTCTGCCTTAGCATCTAGCTTGTTGAAGATCTGCTTACAGATGTCCTTCAGTTCATCTATGTCCCGGTGATAGTCATCTTTGGTGACATAGTTGTGGGGCATCTCTCGAACATCTTGATCCAGACGCTCGATGGCCTTCGTGATGTTGTTCAAGACCCAGCCGCCAAAGAAGGCGGCGATCCCCACCACTACGTTGAAGATCGCCTGTGTATCCATCAGTCCCTCGGTTGTTCCATTTCTGGTTTCGCCGCTTCTTCAGCAACTTTCTGAATGCCAGCAATCAGGTTCGCTACTTCAACATAGGGACGGGACCCCATGTATTGAAGAATAGCGTTTACCAATTGAATCGGCATATTGATAGATTCTTTTTCCACAAGGTTCTCCTTCAGGTTTAGGGAATTGATATTTTGCCTTTTTACGACTTCAAGTACAACGCTCTCTCATCCTGCCTGCGAGTCACCAGCCCCGGCAACTCTCGCCCACCAGCCAGCGTCCATTTCTTAAACTCATTTGCCGC